TAACAGGCATGGTACCAAACTTCTGAAGCAGCAGCGCTGGCCAGGTGCGTGGGTCAATGAATTTCACAAAACAATCGAATGCTCTGTAAAAATTCAAAGCAATTGCATGACATACTGGTCCCAACAAAACTTTCGACTGATCAGAATGTGATAAGATGGTCCGCGCCCACTTTTCTTCTAAGTAGGGCTCATCCTTAATGTGGGCATCCACATATAGATCTCGGTGAGTGAACACGGTCATGCTCTTCCTGAGAGCTATGAGCTGTTCTTTTCTGGCACCGGTATAGCTACTGTGTTCCATCCACTGGTCGAAAGAAGGGATCGTTGTTGGATCAATAGGGTCGACATAGTTTTCCAAGAGTTTGGACGCATACTCATAGAAATCCAAAATGGCGATCCTAGGTGAAGGCATCTCACAACCGAAACGGTGAATCGCAGCTGCAATCTGTGTTTTCGTATCGCGCTGTTCGGTGAGATATGGCAGATAAAGTGGCCTTCCACACTCTTCTACTAAACCCAACTCCCTAAAACAAGCCCTTACTTGCGGTTTTTCTATAAAATCATTGTGTTTGGAACGTATAGTCAAATTCCGCGCAGGTTTATTCAACTTGAGACGGAAGTGACCTTGCCTATAGCCGTACTGAAGCAGGTCATACTTCAGCACGGCACCACGTTTAAAGTTTTCCAAACACCCTGACTCTGCAATGCGAGGGCGACGAAATAAAGGAGTGAGTTAGAGGTAACACGGCTGTTGGCCGGCGTGTTCACAACCCTTGATGAGGCGGCCATCATGACCCATGCCTCCACCATGTGCTTGAACGTTTTGGCATTGTCGGTGTTGATAGGGCTGTGATACGCTACAAGGGGATGTAAATCGCAAATCCCTTGCAGCACTTCACGTCTGTTGAGTCCGTCGCTGTGAACAACGTCAACCTCAACAAGACAGCTGTTGGCACGTAACGGGTCAGATCTGAACTGGTATGCCCGTTGATCTTCGCCGACATGTTGGGTGACTGGCTTCACCGTTACAGTCCATGTCGGTGCGAAGTAGTTCATCAGGTAGCTCTTGCACTCATCGAAAAGAAGCCTCAAAGGGCTCTTTGGATTTCTTAAACCCCATAAAAGCCGGAGAGCCGTGTATACTACCACTGAAGCTCTGACGCGGCGAAACAGGGTTACAATTGGTGCTCGAGTTTCGACAGTTAGATGAGGTGTTGGTGTCTCAATCCAACAATAATCATCTCGGAATACCTGAGGAACATATCTGAGAGACCACAAGCAAC